GGCATCGTGTATTGCACGTAATACAACACACTAGTGCGCACACTAGTTTGCTAGTGTTCAACCCGTGGATGCTCAACTAGCATACACACTATTGACCACTATGGATACACTAGCGCGATGAACCGGGGTGGGTGCCGGGTGGGGGGCGAATGCGATGCGCGCGGTAGTTTGCCCCCCAATCACCGCTTTCGCGCGATTTTCCTGGAATTTCTCCTGGTCCTTACGAAAGTGGAACAATCCCCGGTCCCTTGACAAACCCCAGCCGACACGCTAGTTACCCGTATCAGGAGGTATCATTAGTATGCCAAAGATGGTCAGAGCCCATAACCCGCCCCGCCAGGAGATCGCCCTCCGGGATTACGAGGTCGGTCCCGACATGCTGGCCCTCACCGATCGCCAGCGGGCCTTCGTCTTCCACCTGGTGGACCAGGGCGGGCTCGACCACCACCGGGCCGCCAGCAAGGCGGGCTACAAGGGCGACACCGAGACGCTCCGGGTGACCGGTTGGCGGCTGGCCCATGACGAGCGGATCGGGCTGGCCATGATCGAGGAGGCCCGGCGCCGGCTGCACGCCACGGCTATCCTGGCTGCTAGTGAACTGCACAAGATCCTGGAGGATCCGACCACCAGTAAGATGCTCAAGCTCCGCGGGATCCAGATGGTCCTCAACCGGACGGGCCTCGGCTCGAGCCAGACCCACGTGGTCAAGCACGAGGTGACCGTCACGGACGAGCAGAAGATCGCCGACATCCAGGCGATGGCTGAGAAGCTCGGGCTGGATCCAACCAAGCTCCTGGGGTCATACGGCATCACGATCGACCATGACGCTTCAGCCTTGACATCTGGCCGGGAACTGACCATAGTCCCGGATGACGAACCCGACGAGGGTCTCGAGGAAGAGGAAACCTGGTGATGTCGAAGTTCACCCGCGAACTGCGGAAGTATTCCAACCTGGTCGGCGACGGCCAGGAGTTGAAGAAGAAGATGGTCGATGTCGCTCAGCAGCTCGAGGATCTCGAGCACGCGATGGTGTCCGAGAGGGACCCCAAGAAGCTGGCGGCCATGCGCGCCCAGCACGCCGTGCTGACGGAGGTGGGCAAGGATCTCTACATCCAGGTGCAAGGCTATCCCTACAAAGAGGACCTGTGACATGCCCTTCGATGAAGCCAACCCTGAAGGCAAGTCTCGCATCGAGCAGATGGCCGCCGCCTGTATCCACCGGCTCTACGCCCAGATGGATGAACACCCGAACTACCTGACCTATGGTGCCAGGGCCGGGCTCCAGATTGATGACGAGGGTGCCCCTCCCGGCAACCTGATGCTGACCATGGTGCTCGAGTATGTCATTACACCACCCAAATCAGAGTTGAACTGATGGGTATCCACATACACACTGGCGGCCCCAGCGAGTTCGACCTCCTGATCGACACCATGAAGCGGGAGATGCAGGAGAAGATCCTGGAGGCCCTGCTCGACGACCCCCGGCCGCTCGCCAGTATCCTCTTGAACAACCGCAAGATCATGGACAGCCCACACGACATCAAGCATGAGGCCGTGATCACCTTGACCGTTGAGTTTCGCGAGAAGGTATACCCCGATGTCCGAACCTGAATTTATCCGCGGCAAGTTTCTGCCGCCAGCGCCCGTCAAGACCGTCGAGGGCAACAAGATCCTCTCGCACATCCAGAAGGACGGCCGCTCCGCGGTGGAAGAGATCGCCCAGGCGGTCATCCAGAAGATCCAGGCTGAGATCCGGCGCAACGAGCCAGGCAAGAATTTCTGGCAGCTCACGGGCACCGCGGACGTGGGCCTGGCCACGATCACCGTGAAGACCCGCGTCCAGATCGACATCAAGCCGGCCGCTGGTGGCTAAGGTCTACGACCCGATCGAGGCTCTTCATGCGACCATGGCGGCGGCGCTGGAGCGCAAGCTCTACCGTGTCATCGACTTCTTCGACCCCTACCCCAAGCAGCAGAACTTCTACGATGCCGGGATCGGGTTCAAGGAGCGGTTGCTCATGGCGGGCACCCAGCTCGGCAAGACGTATGCCGGCGCGTTCGAGGTCGCCTGCCACCTCACCGGGGAGTATCCTGACTGGTGGCTCGGCAAGCGGTATGAGCGCCCGGTCAAAGGCTGGGCTGTCGGCCTGACCTCATTGGTGACGCGCGACGTGTCGCAGAAGTATCTCTGCGGTGAGCCGGGTGTCGTGGCCAATTTCGGCACGGGGATGATCCCCAGGGAGAGGTTCGTTGACAAACCGAGTATGGCCCGCGGTGTCACGGACGCCTTCGACACCATCCAGGTCGAGCATCGGACTGGCGGCGTGGTTGATGGCGTGTCTGTCCTACGCTTCAAGTCGTGCGAGCAAGGCCGGGAGAAGCTCCAGGGGGAAAGCATTGACTTCGCCTGGATCGACGAAGAGCCCAGACCCGAAGAATACTTCGAGATCGTAGCGCGGACCACCGCGACCAAGGGCATGGTGTTCATGACCTTCACCCCGCTGAAGGGCATGTCGGTGGTGGTCAAGCGGTTCCTCGACAAGGAAGTCCCCTCCGGCCACGTAACCAGGATGACGATCAATGACGCGCGTCATATACACCCCGACGAGCGAGCAGCAATCATTGCTGGCTACGCTGAACATGAGCGAGAAGCAAGAGTTAATGGCACTCCTATGCTCGGCTCTGGACTTATATTTCCTTTCTCGGACGAGCAGCTCCGCGAGGCCACCCTCATGGAGGTGCCACCTCATTGGTTCAAAATCTGGGGTATCGACTTTGGTATTGGACATGCCTTCGGCGCGGTGCTGATGGCCTTCGACCGCGACACCGACGTAGACCACGTAGTCCACACGATCAAGATGAAGGGGGCGAACGCCATGCTCCACGCGAAGGCCATGAAGGCTGTCGCGGAGAACGTGCCGGTGGCGTGGCCGCAGGACGGGCATCAGCATGACAAAGGCTCGGGCCGGCAGCTATCTGGCCAGTATAAGGCTGAGGGGCTGCGCATGCTCGACACCCACGCCAAGTGGGCGGACGGCTCCAACAACGTCGAGCCCGGCATCATGGAAATGTATAACCGGATGGCCACCGGCAAGCTCAAGGTCGCTGGCCACCTGTCCGACTGGTTCGAGGAGCGCAAGCTCTATCACCGGAAAGACGGCGTGATCGTGAAAGCCTGGGACGACTTAATGGATCCAACGCGCTATGCGATGATGATGCGCCGGCACGCCAAGCAGGTTCTCCTGGGATCAGGCAAGCCGCGGCGCGAGGGTGGACAGATCGCTAGTGGGGTCGATTTCGACGTGTTCGCTTGACACTTCACTAACAGCGTGCCATGTATCGACATTGACCGTCTCGCCGCGGAGATAGCACATGGCCGGCCCTATGAATGCGAAGAACACCCCGCTCTCTCCTGCCGCGCAGGATCTCGGGCTCGGTGCCGCGCTCCAGGTCCAACAGGAAGACGCCTCGGAAGAGGCCAAGAAGAAAGCGCAGCAACAGGCGGCCATGAACAAGATGGGCCTGTCAGGGCCATCCAATACTCCATTCGGCGGCGGGGCGGTCAACTCTCTTTTTGGAGGCTAACATGGCGCCAGCGACTTTCGACGCCTGCCTCGCGCTCGTGTGGCAGTTCGATGGCCTGAAACAGGATAACGCCCCCGGCGAGAAGTTCGCCACGGCCTACGGCATCACACAGATGACCTGGGATAACGCCGTGGAACAAGGCATCGTCGAGGGTCCGATCGCCGCTTGCACCAAGGCGGACTGCGCCGCGATCCTGCGGGCGCTCTACTGGAATACGTGCGGTTGCCCCGGGATGAACCCCGGCGTGAACCTGATGGTGTTCAACGATGCCATGGTTTGCGGATCGGGGCATGCGGCCCGCCTCTTGCAGCGCATCGTAGGGGCCGCGCAGGACGGAGTGGTGGGGCAGACCACGCTTCGCCTCGCCAACAGCTACCCACCTGGGGCGCTGATCGACAAGCTCAAGGAAGCCGACGAAACCTACTATGCCAGTCTGGCCAATGCCGATCTCTTCCTGAAGGGCTGGACCCGGCGCGAAGAGTTCATGGCGGTCCAGGCGCACCTGATGGCGGGGACGAACTAATGCTGTTCTGTCTCGGTGTTCTCGGTGTTCTGGCCGTCGTCGGGGTGCTCTGGCTCGCGGGCTATGGCTTCCTGCTTTGGTTCTTTGACGAGCATGGGGGCATGTGATGTCGTTCGGTGAAGGCGCTGGCTCCCCGATGCTCCTGAACGCCTACGTGGGCGCGCAGCAGGACGAGCGCGTCATCAAGATCGTTGAAGAAAGCCTGATGGAGTTCTCACAGCTCCAGATCATGCGGAATGTGTTCGCTTCCCAATGGGAAGAAATCGCCGAACTGATCTTCCCGACCAGCCGGAACACGTTCAACTATGGATCCTACAATTTCCCCGGTCAGAAGAAAACCGATCGCCAGATCGACGCCACGGGCATGGTGGCCCTTGACCGGTTCGCGGCGATCTGCGATAGTTTGCTGACGCCGCGGAACATGACCTGGCACGGGCTTGGGACGACTGACCCTTACCTGAACAAGCAGCGCGCCGTCCGCCTCTACTACCAGGAAGTGACCCGCCGACTGTTCCAATGGAGATACAACCCGCATGGGAATTTTTCGGGACAAAATCTGGTGTCTTATCAACAGCTCGGGGCATTCGGAACTTCAGGCATGTTCGTTGACGGGTATGAGGATCCGTTCGGTCGCCCTGGGTCTGGCCTACGCTACAAGTCCATTCCGCTTGGTGAGCTGTTTTTACGGGAAAATCACCAAGGAATGGTTCACGGTTTCGTTCGTTGGCTTCGCTTTACCGCGGACCAGGCGGCAGCCAAGTGGGGGATTGATAAGCTTCCCCCCGCTCTTCGTTCTTCTCTTGAGAAAAAGAGCCAGATGCCGTTTGACTTTATACACCGGGTCGTGCCAAGAACGGACTATCAACCCTACCGGCTAGATAGCAAGGGCATGCCATGGGCGAGTTACCACGTATGTATCCAGGGACGGCAACTAATGTCGGAAGGGGGGTTCCGCAGCTTTCCGGTCGCTGTTGGACGATACGTTCAGACGCCGGGCGAAGTCTACGGGAGGTCGCCCGCGATGGCCGTCTTGCCAAGCCTGAAGACGCTGAACGCCCAAAAGAAGACCTTCCTGAAGTCGGGCCATCGCGCCGCGGACCCAGTGCTACTTACCACGGACGACGGGTTGACCGACTTTTCCATGCGGCCTGGAGCGATGAACAAAGGGGGGATGTCCTCAGATGGACATCCACTGGTTGGCGTGTTGCCTACCGGGAATATCCAGATCTCGAAAGAGATGATGCAGGAAGAGCGGTCACTAATCAACGACGTGTTCCTGGTCACCCTGTTTCAGATCCTCACCGAGACGCCCCAGATGACGGCGACCGAAGTGATCGAGCGGGTGAACGAGAAGGGTATCCTACTTGCCCCCACTGTGGGTCGGCAGCAGTCCGAGTATCTTGGTCCGTTAATCGAACGCGAGATAGATATCTTGAGCTTCCAGGGCGAGTTGCCGCCTATGCCCGGAGAATTGAAGGAGGCCCGCGGGGCCTACCAGGTGGTCTATACCTCGCCTCTTTCACGTGCGATGCGTGCTCAAGAAGCGGCGGGATTTATGAGGACCGTGGAGAGCGTGAAAGAGATCGTGGCGATCACTCAGGACCCGAGCCTGCTGGACAGTTTCGAGTTCGACACGGCGATCCCAGCCATCGCGGAGATCCAGGCGGTCCCCGAGAGCTGGATGGCCAGCCCGGACAGCATCAAGAAGAAGCGCGACGCGCGCGCCAAGGCGAACGCGCAGCAACAGCAAATTCAGGCGCTACCCGCCCAGGCCGCGATGTTGAAGGCCCAGGCTGTGGTCTCTAAAGCCGGAGGCGGGGAGCAAGGCGTGCAGCCCGCCGGACCAATGTCACAAGGAGGATGAGATGGATCCGACATTCGTGAGCGTAAGGCCAATTTTGAACAGTGGTAAGCTAACAGGGCTGGCTATTCAAACCAGCACAGCCCGATTGGAGTTGACCAGGGAACAAATTGCGTCGTTCGTGGAGATGAGTGACCAGGCCAAACGAATTTTGACCGCGTTAGGAGGATGAGATGGACCCGATCGTAATCACTGACCTGGCCTGCCACTTGCAGATCCAGTTCGACAACCTTGACGTAGCAGTCGGGTTTATACGCGCGACGGCGCACCTGATCAGTCCGGCCAACTGGCTGGACGTGGTGAAGGATCAGCAGCCCGAGTTGCTCGATAACGCCAGGGCGATCGTCGAGCGGTGCTTTGGAGCGCCCGCGTAATGGCGGTCCACAAGCCGACGATGGCGTTCATCCAGCAGCGTAAGCAGGCTTACCAGTTGACCTTCAATGAGGCCAACACCTGGGCCGTGGAAGTGCTGAAGGACCTGATCCGTGTCTGCAAAGCGAACCAATCCTGCTTCGCCCCCACGGAGTATGAACACGCCTTCAATGAGGGCAAACGGGCGGTGTGGCTACGGATCCAGCAACATCTGAACCTATCCGAGAAAGATCTCTACCGGCTTTACGGCGGCCCACAGGTCGCCACAACTGAGGAAGAAACACCATGAGTGGAACAGTAGATCCGGCTCTCACCCCGCCGACCCCGGCAGTCCCCCCGCCGGCTCCAACCGAACCATGGTATCATGGCAAGGTCAGCCCCGAGCACGTTGGGGTCTGGCAGAACAAGATCCCCGCGGCGGACCTGGCCGATCCGGTGAAGGTGGCGGGCCATCTCACGGAGCTGTATCGCAATTCCGAGAAGTTCAACGGTGTGCCAACCGCGGAGCTGGTTCGCATCCCGAAACCGGAAGATGTCGATGGAACGAAAGCCTTCTGGCAAAAGTTCGGCGCACCGGTTGACGCCGCGGGTTACCAGCTCGAGGCGCTGAAACGTGGCGACGGCTCGGACCTCGATCCGGTGTTCGCCAAGGGATTGGCTGAAGCCGCGTCGAAGTTCAACATCCCGGCGCCCGCGGCGCAAGGGCTGGTAGCGGAATTTCTGAAGCTCCAGGACGCCGAGGCGGTTAGCGCCAAGGTAGCGACGGACAGCGCGCTGGTGGCTGAGGCGAACGCGCTTCGGACCAGCTGGGCGGGCAACTGGGAAGCCAACATGTTCGTGGCCAAGCAGGCCGCGACGGCGCTTGGTGTGCCCCCGGAAGTGGTGGCCAACCTCGAGAAGCAGATCGGCTATGCGAAGACCATGGAGTTCTTCCGCAACGTCGGCACGCGGATCGGTGAGGACAAATACGTCCAGAACCCGCAGGGCGGCGCGTCCAAGGGCATCATGACCCGCGAGGGCGCCATGGCCAAGGTCGCCGAGCTGAAATCGGACAAGGAATGGGTTGGCCGGTATCTCCGCGGGGACAAGCGGGAATACGACGAAATGTATGCCCTGAACGTCCTGATTACTAATACGACGGTGTGAGGGCTTGACAAACGTGAGGAGGTTGATTAGTGTAGTGTCTGTGGATCGCCCGTTTCCTCCTCCGGGCTAAGGCTAACCGCCCGCGGCCGAGAGAGCTGACGGGGTTATTCTCCACCGCTTAAGCCACACAACCCTCTGGGCGTGGCGGACTGCTCCCCGCAAGGACAAGAGCACGGACTACCAGTGTTCAATCGCCTTACCAGGGATGACCAGTCATGGCCACCACCGCTTTCCAACCGGGTCTCGTAAACCTCTTCACGACCCAGTTTTCCACGAACATCGAGCTGCTGCTTCAGCAGATGGGTAGCCTGCTGCGCGGCAAGATCCGCGAAGGCTTCCACGTCGGCAAGATGGCATCCCCGATCAATCAGCTCGGCGCCATCTCTTCGCAGGCACCCTCGGGCCGCTTCGCTCCCCTGCAACGGGTTGACGCGAACCTCGTTCGCCGGTGGGTGTTCCCACAAGAGCGCGAACTTCC